CAGTGCAACGGTGAAAGCCTACGACAGTGCAACGGTGAAAGCCTACGACAGTGCAACGGTGGAAGCCTACGACAGTGCAACGGTGGAAGCCTACGACAGTGCAACGGTGAAAGCCTACGGCAGTGCAACGGTGGAAGCCTACGGCAGTGCAACGGTGGAAGCCTACGACAATTCCTACGTAGAGGATTGTACAGGTAATGTCCGACCTCAATCCGATTATGCAATAGTCAAAGATTACCATAGCCATAAGATATATATCAAAAAAGGAAATTTTGAAATCATAGAGGTTTGACCTATTCCAGCCGCAGAAAAGGTCAGAGCTATTACCGTACTAAAAGCCGTGAGAGAAGCGAAGTGCGCACCGCTTCCCTTTAACCTTGTGCGGGCGGTTTAAAAATATAAGACGATGAAAGATAAACTTGAAGAACTGTACAAAGAGCTGAATGATGTAAAGTCTTGCGATTTGGACTATCTTCCCAAGTATGGGTATTCCTCAAAAGAAGAAATCATTCAGCTTATAGAAGAAGACATCGAGGAGTTGCGCACGGAACTCGAATGCAGTCAATATGACTACACGCCTGATGAACTCGAAGATGAAAGGATGATGCTTTGTGTCAGTCAGGGATTATCAAGATATTGTTGAATTTAAAATTTATTATATTATGCCAATCGTAAAAAAGAACGACGTTCTACCTGAACGTCCTGTTATCATTGTGCTTTATGGAGTGCCAGGAAGTGGAAAGACAAGTGTTGCAACAACAGCCGATACCCCCTTACTGATTGATTGTGACAGAGGCGCCGACCGAGCAGTACAGCGTTGCGATACTATAATGGCTAAAAACTGGAAAGACATAGACAGCGAGCGTGAATCAATGAAAGACTATAAAACAATTGTGGTTGATACAGCAAAGTCTATGCTTGACGATTATTTGAGCCAATACGCCATTGAAAACAACTATAAGTTAAAAACAAATTCTTTAAAACGTTTCGGACAGATGGGCGAAGATTTTAAAGAGTTCGTCAATTTTCTTCGTTCAAATGGCTCTGATATTATATTTATCTGCCATGATAAAGAAACAGCAGATGGTGATGTGATAAAGCACTCTCCGGATTGTACCGGGCAATCTAAAGACCTTCTTGTTAGGATTGCAGACCAAGTGGGATATGTATTTATCCAAAATGGAAAACGCTGTATATCTTTTGCTCCGTTAGATAATTTTGTAGGGAAAAATGTTGCCGGGCTTGAAACTGTTACGATTCCGGATTATGGCACAGCCCAATTTGATACTTGCATGTCTGACATTGTTTCAAAAGTAAAAATATCTATTCAAGGAAAAGGAGAAGCACAAGTAAAAGCCAATGAGCAACTTGCGGCAATACGAGAGCAACTTGCGGCTGCAATGACTGACGAAGATATTATCGCATTAATGGAAGCGACCAAGACGCTACCTAAAATCATGCAATTACCGTTCTTCTCTGAAATGCAAAAAAATCTTGCTACAAAAGGATACGCATTCGACAAGGATAAAAAAATGTTCATTAAAGCATGAAACCACTTATAAGGGTAACACAACTGGAAGCATTTCGAAAATACATAGAGCAAAGTGATTACGCCAGTTATGAGATAACAGAGCAGTCTGTTATTGACAGTATAACTGGTGTTTTCACTGGAAATTTCTATACGAAAATCGGGAAGGCTTTCCATAAAATTATAGAAGAGGGTGCGCCGAAATGCGAAAAGGTTGACGCTGGGGAACGCACCTTTCTATATTACAGTAAAGAACAAAAAGAACCTGTACCTTGCGGAAGGTCATTTGATATAGAAGGCGATAAAGTTATTATGGATATTCCGCAATGCAAAACCGCACTTGCTTACCGAGGCGAATATCCGAATGCCTTCCATGAGATACGGTTATATAAGGATTTTGGAGATGCTATTATAACAGGATGTGCCGATGTGATAGATGGTATAGAAATAAGAGATATTAAAACCAAATATTCTCATCCCACTGATGCCGATTACATCAATTCTTGTCAATGGCGGTTCTATCTCCAATTATTCAATGCAGATGTATTCCATTTTGATTTGTTTGTATATGAAGGATATGATAAAGAGAAGCATGGATATGATGTCAGAGGTATTCCGTTGAAACGTTATGAGCCTGCAATAACATGTTATCGCTACGATGGCATGGAGCAAGATAATTATAACCTGCTTTACTTGTTTCTTGAATGGGTAGAGCACAGAGATTTAACCAAGTATTTACTTAAAGAAACAATAGAATAGCATTATGATTTTAACAGGAAGCATTTGTCTTAGTGACATTCCCCGTGAGCAAATGAAGAAAGTAGTCTGCAAAGACGGGAAAGAGAGAATTTATTTAAATGTGGCGGTTATCGAACGCAAGGAGCCTTCACAGTTTGGGCATACCCATTTTATTACGTGCGCTCCCAAACAGGAAGAGCGCAAAGAGGGCACACAATATATTTTTGGAGATTTCAAGGAATATAAGCCTGCTCAGAACAGCCCAACGCCGGAACAAGTTGCGGAAGCTCCGGGATTATCCCCGCAAGATGATTTGCCATTCTAAAATATTATGCAATACGACCTATCCAACCCACTCCACAAAGAACAGTTCAAAATACGATGCAACCATCTATTCTCAAAGGGCTGTATTGTGGAACTGACGGAAAAGAAGCCTAAAAGGACAACGCAGCAGAACAAATACCTGCACACTCTTTTAGGCTTCTTCGCTTGTGAGACCGGGAACACACTGGAATACGTAAAACAGAACTATTATAAAAAGCTGGTAAATCCTGCAATATTCACCCGTAGGATTAATGATAAGTTTTTGGGAGAAGTGGAAGTCTTACGTAGTTCCACTGATTTAGATACGGCGGAAATGACGATGAGCATTGAGCGTTTTCGCAATTGGGCGAGTGCCGAATGCGGTGTCTATCTGCCAAGCCCTGATGAAGAGAGGTTATTGCAATTAATGGAGATTGAAATAGACAGAAACAAAACTTTTATTTAAAATAGAAAATTATGCATACATGGTTTGAGTGTAAAATCCGTTACGAGAAAACAATGGAAAACGGAATGAACAAGAAAGTTACCGAACCTTATCTGATAGACGCACTCAGCTTTACGGAAGCGGAAGCGCGCATCATTGAAGAAATGACGCCGTTTATTTCCGGTGAGTTTACCGTATCGGATATTAAACGGGCGAATTACAGTGAACTCTTCCCTTGCGAAGAAGATGCTGCCGACCGTTGGTTCAAATGCAAACTGGTTTTCATCACATTGGATGAAAAAAGCGGTGCGGAGAAGAAAACATCTACTCAGGTACTGGTACAAGCCGCCGACCTGCGCGACGCAGTAAAGAAACTGGATGAGGGTATGAAAGGCACAATGGCCGACTATCAAATTGCGTCGGTAGCAGAAACCGCCATCATGGATGTATATCCGTATGATCCAAAGGAAACTGAAGGTGATAACAATACGGAAGTATCCCGATTTATCAATAGATTCCCAGAGGGTCAGTGTACAGAGGTCACAATTGGCGGCAAATCGGTCATCATCGATAAAACCGGAAATAAACCTAAAGTCATTCCAAACGGAAGTATAGAAAGTGAGGCTAAAAATGAATGATTATATCCCGGATTGGTATATCCCTAATAAATAACCATAATTATTAACCAAACGCCCTCTGCTCACGCAGAAGTCCCGTGAAAGGTTCGGGTTAAGTGAAATCAGCTAACAGTTAACTATCCCGGTGTGGCTTGACCGCCTATCCGGGAGCAATTTGTTAACCTGCCTACTCGATCTGTGAAGATAGAGTAGGCGAACATGGAGAAGTGGCGGACGCACGAAGAGTACTGGAACTTTACCCAGCCGGAAGGGTTACTCAAATCAGAAAGTTCGTCCCGGTTCGAGTCCGGGCTTTTCCACAAACTAAAATTATAAACTATGCCATATTACATAAAACGAAAGGCTAAGAAGAAAGACAAGCCTTTGCCCCTGTTTGACAAAGCAGGGGTGACAGTGAAGAAGAAGCCGGATTTGAAAACCAAACTCGACAAGGAGTTTTCCCTTTTCATCCGGCTTCGTGATTGCATGCCAAACGGATTTTTTAAATGTATCTCGTGCGGACAGATAAAGCCGTTTACACAAGCAGACTGCGGGCACTATTTCAGCCGCACACACCTGGCGACACGTTTCGATGAAAATAACTGCCATGCTGAGTGCCGTCACTGCAACAGGTTCAAAGCCGATCATTTGGAAGGCTATCGGGTGAATCTGATAGCCAAAATCGGGCAACAGAAATTTGACTTGCTGAAAGTGAAAGCTGCTGATACTTCTAAGATGTCAGATTTTGAGTACGAGCAACTAATTAAGTATTACAAAGCACTCAATAAGAAGTTACGAAAGGAGAAAGGTTTATGAGTTATGTATTGCGAGATTACCAACAGAAAGCCTCTGATGCAGCCGTTTCCTTCTTCAATAACAAGGCAAAGAAAACAAACGCTATCATGGTTTTGCCTACGGGCAGCGGAAAGTCGCTTATCATAGCTGATATAGCCGCAAGGCTTGACGGACACACTTTAGTGTTCCAGCCCTCGAAGGAAATACTCGAACAGAATTTCAAGAAACTCTGTTCATACGGTATTCTTGATTGCAGCATCTATTCTGCATCCTTTAACTCAAAGGAGATAAGCCGGATAACATTTGCCACCATCGGCAGTGTGAAGAATCATCCCGAACTGTTCACCCACTTCAAGAACATCATCGTGGACGAATGCCACCTTGTTAACCCTAAAGAGGGTATGTACAAAGATTTTTTTGATGCGGTGAAGTGTAAGGTTCTTGGACTGACAGCTACACCGTATCGTTTAAGTTCCAGCCGTGACTTTGGTTCTATGCTGAAATTCATTACCCGGACAAAGCCTCATGTCTTTTCAGAGGTCATTTATCATGTACAGGTATCAACCCTATTAGATATGGGCTATTTGGCGAAGCTGAACTATTACCCGATGAATCCTTCAGGATGGAACGAACTCAACTTGAAAGTAAATACCACTGGTGCCGACTATACAGACAAGTCAGTCCAAAAGGAATATGAACGGATAGACTTCTACGGTTATCTCGTTCATATCGTTCAAAGACTGATGAACCCCAAAGCCGGTGGAAAACGGAATGGTATTTTGGTATTTACCCGATTCTTGAAAGAAGCGGAACGGCTTACATGGTCTATACCCGGAACCGCAATTGTTTCGGGCGATACTCCCAAAGGCGAGCGTGAAAGAATACTTGAAGCGTTCAAGGCAGGGGAAATTCCGGTCGTTGCCAATGTAGGTGTACTCACAACCGGCTTTGACTATCCAGAGCTTGATACGGTCGTTATGGCACGTCCTACGATGTCTTTAGCGATGTGGTATCAGATAGTTGGTCGGGCTATCCGTCCACACCCTTCAAAGGAATATGGCTGGATTGTTGACCTCTGTGGAAATATTAAACGATTCGGAGAAGTGTCCGATTTACGATTGCACGACAGCGGTAATGGCAAATGGGCTGTATTTTCTAACGGAAGACAACTGACTAATGTAAGGTTTTAAATAAAAGCAAAACAATGAAAAACTACTTTCCGCATGACAGCGATGCAAGAAGCGATGATAAGATTATAGCTTTGCGCATAAAACACAAATGGGAAGGTTATGGGCTATATTGGGCTTTGATAGAGAAATTGAGAGACAGTAAAGACTACACACTGAAAGTGGATTACAACGTTCTTGCTTTTGATTTACGTTCAGATGCGGCACTAATAAAAAGCATAATAAATGACTTTGGGTTATTTGCCTTCACCGATGACGGTGAGTGTTTCTACTCCAAATCTTTAAATATGCGCATGAAGCCATTGGATGATAAAAGAGCCAAATTATCTGATGCAGGTAAACGAGGTAACGAAAGACGGTGGAAAAGTAGTCAACATGTATCGCCACCCGATAATAATTTAATCGCCACCCAATCGCCACCCAATCACCACCCAATCGCCTATCTATCGCAAGAAGAGAATAGATTAGAAGAAAGTAAAAAAGAAGATAATATACCCCCCACACCCCCCAAGGGGGGAGGCAAGAAAAGTAAAAGTGAGCCTAAAGAGATTAATTCAAAAGCCCGTTTGCTATTTGAACAGCATTTTAGGGAAAACTTCGGGGCTGACTACTACTGGACAGCCAAGGATGCCGGGGCGATGTCCGGGCTCTTGAAAAAGCTGAAATTCCAGCGTGAGCAAAAGCAATTGGACACATCGGATGAAAATGTGTTGTACGCCTTGCGCTACCTGCTTTCTTCCGTCAGGGAAGGGTGGATATTTGATAATTTCAGCGTAACCAACATCAATTCTAAATTTAATGAAATCGTAGCACAAGCTAAAAATGGAAACAATCGGAAACCTGATACTGAACCAGACAAAAGCTCCGCCGGTATCAAATCAATCGTCTTCGGCAAACAAAGCTAATCAGAAACAATGGAGCAAGGAACAGGCTGATATGTACTGGCGCAACCAACTTGTAATTTCTATGAAATCCATTTCACCGACCTTTACAATTGATGACAGCAACCGCCAACTGTTGAAAGCTCTTTATCAATGGATATGGGGAATGCCTGGAATACTTGATTTAGATAAGGGACTGTTATTACACGGTTCTATCGGGGTAGGCAAATCCACTTTACTGAAAGGGTTACAGAATTATGCGGCGAAAATTGCCCGCTATTGTATTGGTGGTGCGGATGCCGGATTGACCTTTCAATTTACCAGCGCTGCCGAGATTGCCTTACAGTTTGCCGAGAAAGGTATTACCGGGTTAAACCAATACACAGATAGGTCATGTATGCACAATCTTGCCATTGACGAGGTAGGACGGGAGCCTATGGATGCCAAATACTTTGGTACGGGCATAAATGCCATTCAGACCGTTTTGCAACTGCGCTATGAGCAGAGATATTGTTTCTACACCCACATGACTACCAATCTTGACCCGAACACGGAGTTTTCCGGGCGGTATGGGGATTATATTGCCGACCGGGTTAAAGAGATGTTCAATGTGGTTAAAATTGAAGGTAAAAGCCGAAGATAGATGGCAAAGAAAAAAGAACACCTCTCCTCCGTCCACTGCTACCAATGCTCATACGCCAAAGACTTTATCGGAAACTCATGCCTCTGTAAGGCTAAAGGTCATAGGGTATGCGCATGTGACAGGTACGGAAGGATATGTGAGAATTTTAAGAAAAAATGATTATGGATATAGTACCTATTTCAATAAAAGATAATCTTTCTAAGGAGCAGATAGAATATCTACAAAAACAACAGTCTGAATATAAACTCGTGAGTAGGATTAAGAAAAATCCGGGTCACATACTCTTTTCGTTTAACAGAAAAACAGGAGAGATAAAAAGAGCTTCCATTACTCATAAGGTATCTATCGGGCTTGATATGAAACCTATAACTACCACTAAAACGGTTATTGAACCTGATTGCTATTATGAGCAGGCTCTAAATGAGAAAAATTTTAGAAAAAGATTGAAAAGAATTGGATTAATATAGATATTAAAACATAACTATGGCAAAAGTATTTATAACCAAATATGCCTTGACAGAAGGTATTAAAGAGGTAGAAACAGACGTTCGTAAAAATGAAGTTGGAAATTATGAATACGTACTTTACAGCAATTATTCTTTCTTTCGTATAGGGAGTGATGCGTTCACTGATAAATCCGAAGCCTTAAAGAAGGCGGAAGAAATGAGGCAGAATAAAATTGCTTCCCTTCGTAAACAGATTGAGAAACTTGAAAAGCTATCTTTTAAAAGTGAGGAGAATTGATAATGAAAGCAAACCTAATATTTTTTCTTGCGATATTCATCATATCAGCATTATTTATCGGACATTTCCGGTTGACATTTTCACCGTTCAGCATATCACTCCCTTATTGGCATAGGGCTGTAGGAGTTATTCTTATCGTTGCAGGATGCTTGGTATACAACATAGGTGAGCATATGTCCGGTTACAAGAAAGGACTGGATGAAGGCATGGAGATTATTTTGAAAGAGTTAAAAGAAAGATACAATGAAGAAGATAATGTTCAACGATGAATGCGGCTTAACCCAGGCTGTATTGGAAGGTCGGAAGACTATGACGAGAAGGGGCTGCAAGTATGACAGACCAAATGAAACTTATGATATTGTGTTCCCCGTTTTTGAACCAAATGATTATGATAATAACGGGAATATAACATCACCTTTAAACTATGCTTTCGGCTGGAAAAACAACGAAGGCGACTTTACAGGTTGGAATATTCCTCAGTACAAAGTCGGCGAAGTGGTTGCCATTGCGCAAAGCTACAAATCAATCAATGAATTTTATGAAATAGCCTACAAAAGACATAACTCTTTTCACGGTCAGATTGTAACAAATTATGATATTCCGTTTAAAGAAATAGTTAAATGGTTTGAGTTACGAGAAAGTTTAAAATACACTGCTGGATGGACAAACAAGATGTTTGTAAAAGCAGACTTGATGATTTCTCACATCCGCATCACCAACGTAAAGATTGAACGACTCCAAGACATTTCTGATGAAGATTGCTTGAAAGAAGGAGTTTACAAAGGACAATGCGGAAGTGCAGATACACATTTTATGGATGTTTATTATTATAAGGGAGACATTCAACCTTATTGCACCCCTCGTGGAGCCTTTGCCGCCCTCATAGATAAAGTATCCGGCAAAGAGACATGGAAATCCAACTCCTATGTATTTGTTTACGAATTTGAATTAGTTGATTAACCATGAATAGAAACGAATACCGTGAACGCTGCAAACATTACAGCCCGTACAGTGGGCAGTGCTATAAGAAGTCGTTCATATCGGGAATAGCAAACAATGTGCATGTGAACATGTAATGTGACGGGAAATGTCCCCGTATGAGGAATTATGATAAGAGAAACGGAGTATTAACAGATAAAGAAAGAACAGATGAATCTAAATGAACTGCGCGACCGCGCCTATAAAACCGCTTGCGACCACGGTTTCCATGATGAAGAATTGAGTAATGAACACTGCCTTTGCCTTGTCATTAGTGAACTGATGGAAGCGGTGGAAGCGGACAGAAAAGGGAAGCAACCCAACATAATGCAATTCGAGAGAGGTATTTCATATCCTATGAACGATTTTAAGCAGGTGTATGATTATTGCATTAAAGGCACTGTAGCAGAAGAACTTGCCGACGCCACTATACGCCTGCTTGATTTGTGTGGATTGCGTAAGATAGACATTGGTGATTTTTTAGATGAAATTATATCCGAAGAAGCAAAAAGATACAATGGTGAAACCTTCACAGAAAGCATATATGCTATCTCTACAATTCCAATACGGTGTGAATATGAATATGATTTTTTGTTTAATGAACAAGTGAACGGTATGTTGTTAGGCATTATTGGGCTTGCCAAGTATCTCAACATAGACTTGTTTTGGCATGTGGAGCAGAAGATGAGATACAATGAATTGAGAGAAAACAAACATGGAAAGAAGTATTAATCATGGAAATAGCAGAACTGATAATTAAAATATCCATCTCCCTATTCAATGCCATTGCATTGGGAATTGTCTTAATCATGGTTGGCAGATGGCACAGGCGAATGGAGAACAAACTGGATGAAATAAGAGAATACGCCCGTAGGGTTTCCGACCGTAACGATGTGGTATATATGAACCAGCTCCAATGGTTGAAGAGGCAAGCTGATTGATGGCGTTACCGTTACCCTGAATGGCTGACATCAGGTATTCACGACCCACATCACCGTTAAGCTCGGCAGGCAGACCGCCGCCATTGCCAAAGCGGTTACCGAAGCCGTTACCGCCCCAACAGAACCACAAAAGGATAATCCAGATGAACCACATTCCGCTTCCACCCCACATGTCTTGGTTGTTACGTCCTTGGTTCAGTAAAGCGAGAAGTCCGGGGTCTACACCCTTGCTTCCCATCAGGTTGGGTAGCATAGCCATAATGTCAAATTTGCTTCCGCCATTACCGCCGTTACCGTCCTGATTAAAAACGTACGTTCGTTCCATAGAGATTTATATTTATACTAATTACGGTCAATATCAACCGCATCACAAAAGTATAAATACGCAATCTGCCATGAAATCAATTGTTTCCCAACGACTTCTTTATATTTTCCCAATATATTCTCAACATTTTCCCACCTTCCATGCGCTCCTGGAAATTGGAAATCATGTAGTTTATCGCGCGTTTGGTCTCGTGGATTTTAGGAGCTATCTGCGAAGGATACATTCCCCTTTCGACAAGCAACTGTACAAGCAAATAGCGGGCGTCTACGGTTTCCGTATCCTTATCCGAAGATAGTATTCGGCTGGCGGGTATTTCGGTCTCCTGCGAGACGAGATTAAGTGTTTCGGCAAAGATTTCTGACTTACACATAGTTTTTCTGAATTTTATATTTATCTTTGCCCTGCCACATAAAATATTTGATTCTATACGAACAAAGCACAAGATACCGTGTTGAAGATATTTAAGCCTCCAACGTGCGGTATCTTATGCTTTTTCAAATTTTTATGTGGCAATAATTATTTGAACGTTGGGGGCTTTCTTTCTACTCTAAGCCCCGAAAGAGCGCCAGCGATAAGCCGACTTCTACATCGTTAATTTCCTTCTTATCTTTATGGTGAGCCAAGCTATCACGAACAAAATACAGGTTAGATTTATCGAAAGACTGGCGCCGCCGTAATTGATTTTAAACTTCTCCCACCATGACAACTCTTTTTCTACTGGATAAGGCTTTGGTACTTCAACTCTTCTTATCCTTTCGATGAAATACGGTATCTTGACTGTTACCGTTGCATGAGGGTAAATGCCCAATGAATGGTTCAATATACCATTGCTCCATGAAGCGTAGCTGTAGGCATACGGGTTATGAAGGAATGATGTTGTATCGGAAACCGATACGCTGTCCTTGTACGGTATCAGCTTCTCTTGAAATGTAGTGTCATGGTAGATTATGCTGTCGAGAACTTTTGTCTCAACGGGCATATAAACAGTCCTCGTTCTGCAAGAGCACACGACCAGCACAAGCAATATTACATACAATAATCTTTTCATATTTTTTTCCAATTATCCTTTAACCAAGTAATTTCATCTTCGGTAAAGCTGCGGTCGGCGATGATGATTTTGCCGTGGCAGCCAATATATATATCTTGCGGCTTATTATTAATATTTTGTTGAGCAGCTCCAATAATCAGAACATCAGTATCATCTAATAAACCTGATTTAATTCCGATACCGTTATACGAGTTCTTTGTTTGATATACAATGCCACTGTCTGCAAATATTATACTATTAGTTCTTCCAAAACTAAGAGCCTGATTGGCTCTAAATTCAAACTCAAATGCCCCTAAATTATCTCCGCTTCTGTTTCTTTTACCTATAAAACAAGAAACGGAACGAATATCAAACCACGTCCTATCCGCCATCACCGCGTAATCCGTTAATATAGGGAAACCGTAGCAGACGGCGTACATCATGCCGTCGTAGCAGAGCTGGTTAGGGTAGTCAGGGATTTGGGTAATAGTTATATCTACTGTTTCTTCATTCTTAATAATAGCAAAACCGTTCCACGTTTGACTACTATTACTCTCTGAAAATGGCAATACATACTCTCCGTCTTGTTTTATTTCAAGTATCTTCCGAACTGATTCTTCGTAGTAGGCATATTGAAGTATATTAGTAGATAGTCCTTCAATAATCACTTTCATAGATTTCGTTTCATTTGCGCCTTTCGTAAGAATAGTAGTATTAGTATCATTAGAGTATTTCCAATTAAAACTATTAGCGCCTAATTCGTAAATACCTTGAATTTTACTCCATGTAGTAAAGTCCTCTTGATAAACTCCCATTCCGCTATTCAGATTCCCCCTACCGCCGTACAGATAGGCGTGGTTGCCGTTGCCGCTAAGGTCTTTTAGGATTGATGTAGGGAGTTGGGTTATAATGATGTTACAATCACCTGTTTTATTAACAGCAAAAGCAATATATTTGTTATTAGAAGAAACTTTATATACACCATCAGTTTTAATAGTTTGTATTAAGCTATTGGCATTTCTAACTAAAAGATAAGTTTCATTAGAAACTCCAGTAACTTTAATAACTAAATCAGAAAAAGGTTCAACATTATCTTCTATAAGATTATTAGTACCTGTTTTCACATTAGTTATATTAAGAGTATTAGCAGTAATGACTAAAGTTGCCCTATCAGTATGATATTTCCACGTGGTAAAGTCCTCTGCATAACTCTCTATCACATCATAGTTAGTCATACCTTGCTTCGCAGGGTCATAGATAGCCTTGATAGATTCTTTTAAACCTTTCGGCCATACAAGACCACCGCCCGAAGCAGAGGGGAAACCGACAGACGGGATGCCGATAGTAGGCAAGCCGATTACGGGGATAGTGATGTTGGGGATCGTGATTGGGTTCATAGGCTATTCCTCTTTAATCATCTTAGCTTCTAATACTTCGGTAGCACTTCTTATTGTGATTTCCACGCCCGCTACTATTCCGGCGACACGGAATATAGAGTCGGGAGCGTCGTTGTTGTCACGCACGTTAGGATACAATATCACGGGCTTCATGCCTTCGATATTGGCAAATACAGTCACCATTCCGCCCTTATTCTTTATCTGTATGGTAACGGGATTGCCGTCGCTGACAAATGTTGCGTAATACGCGTTCTCGCTTTCGTTCTTTTCAAATGATAAAATTTCTGCTGCCATGATGTTTACTTTTTAGAGTTATTCAAATAGTTCATAATTCCCTGTACATGCAGGTTAACTATTGCCCGTTTGCCCTCTTCCGATAATAAGAAGTCAACATCTTCTCTATTGTCTTGGAACAGGTTCTCTGTAAGGACTGCTGGGCACTTTGTGTGCTTCAGGATATAAAACCCACTTTCCTTATCAGGGTCGCCGTCTGACATATCCTTGCGTATCTTCGTGCCCGGCAAAAGTCGTCCGGCTGCCGCATATAAGCTATCAGCTAATTTATCAGCTTTCGTCTGACCTATGGAAGTCCATGCTTCCCAGCCACGTGCCTGCATCCATTCCGAACCGTTACCCGCTGCATTGCAATGAATAGAAACAAGAAGTGTATCACTCGCTTTGTATTCGTTTGCCCGGCGGCAGCGTTCGGATAAAGGAACGTCTATTTCTTCTTTGACGATGCGTTCGGCATCAATGCCTTTCTTTCGCAGTTCCGCTTCCAATCGTACGGCAATCTCACGAGCATACGCATATTCTTTCAATCTTCCGTCCGGTGAACACTTGCCCGGAGTGTTGCTTCCGTGTCCGTTATCAATCAATACTTTCATCCTGTACGTCCCCCTTGAAGTATTTGTCATAAACCACACGAGCCACCCAACCGACAACAGCGCCGACACCGAATGACACAACAGTAGTCAAGTTTACCCAAAACGGAGTGTAGTGCATGTAAAGCATAACTCCCACGATGATAGCGATAACAATCGCTGCGATAATCAATTTCTTTTTCATTTTGTTACTCCTTATCTTTAGTTATTATTTCACTCATATCTTCTTTCTCAACATCGAGTACTTTTTTACCGAATAGTCCTAATGCTTTTAGTAAGTTGAAATTATATCCTTTGGGCTTTAGAATGTTACTTATAATAGAGCAGAACTCTATAAAGCAGACAAACAGGCATGAATACACATCAATATTCCACTTGCTTCCGGAAGCGATGTTTATCATCACCACCATACATACAAAAGCGAAGTAAGTCACCATCTTACCCATAGTCCTGCGGATAGCACTGGAAAAGCGCACTTCTTCGCCCATCAACAGGCTTTTCCTCACTCCAAATGCCAAGTCACACACTACGACTGAAAATGTCACTATCAGCCACGGTATCATGTGTTCCAATGACTGTGCAATAAAACTACTCGCTATTACCGAAAATCCCCCAGGTATGCTTTGGGTAATAATGTTATTCTTCATCTTATCGTTATTTGTCAATTATTCATATCTTTGTGTCTCTTATCAAATAAGCGAACTACTGTCATTCCGTTTTGCTCGTGAGAGTAGGACGGGATTTTCATATCTTACCGTAATAGCGGAACCACGCTCCCCATTTACGTTCTTTCAAGTAGTTCGAATTATCCTGGTTGAGTTTGGCTTCCATCTCAAATGCGCTCGCACGGTAAGCGTTTTTATTGACCTTACCGTCCCCAATCTTGCTGTCTGTAAACAGATGGTATATAAAGCTCACAAACCATTCTGTCAAATACAAAATGTAATAGAATAGCGGGATAAGGAGCAACCACCACGCACTGACATGGAACGCCAACAATACGGACGGGATAGCCGCTATCTCCATGCACTCGAAGAACTGTTTCTGATGTGTACGCTCATGGCGTTCTATCTCGGCGGTTATCTCTTTCAGAATGGATAAGATAAAGCCGAAGAACATTATCGTTGTGTAGTTACCAAACAAAATCATTTTGGCGAGCCAGTTGTCTAAGTAGATTGTTTTCATATCAAATAGCATTAAATATTAATAGCACTGTGAAATACTTTGTCCAGTTTATACAATTAAATCCATTTTCAACTGTTACATCTTCAAATACAATTTGGGGATTACCAGCCCCATTGTCAACATGAGCCGATAAACATCTAACGTCTATATCACCGTCATTATAAACATTATAGTCCATTACTTCTGCATTTAAACTATACCATTCTATGTGGCGTGCAGGAATGATAGTCGGAGAGCCTTCTCTTTCAAGAGTTATTCCATCATTATCACTAAAGTTGGCAATCAAAATCCTACCTGCATAGGCTTGATTTTCAAAATCAGATGCAATGGTAATCTCCTTTAGTAAATTTGCTACTCCACCACCCAAGATTTCAGTACTACCCACAAACAGCCCAGCTCCAGCCGAACCAACTCTAAGATTACTATTTTCGTTACTCATAATTGTTGTTTTAATCGGTTACACAATATGCTGTATTGGCATCCTTAGAGCCAAGAGCCTCGTATTCGGCGGCGGTTTTCTTGGTTATGGTGGTGAGGTTGTCGGAAGTGACAATATCCTGTATAATCAATTTATCATAATTGTGATTTAACGCTTCATTAACATTTATAATACAACATTTTAGAGCATTCTTATAGAAATAAGTAAAATTACAATTAAACTCTCCTTCCGCGGTATTATGTTTGGCGTATAGATTACTGGCAGTGTAACTACTTCCTACTCCATATCCATTTGCATCATCATACATCCAATCTGTAAATTTCAGTCCGATATATACGTTGTCATTAACTCCCTGTAATAAGGAGAGGAACTCAGAGTAAGAGCCAAATAGTTTATTAACTAAAGCTTGAACATCAGTACCATTTATACTCTTATTATTGCGTAATACTTCTTCCCAAGTACTGTTATTGACAACATATACCTTATCATCCACATACTTTTTCGTCGCCGGATGATAAGGCTGCGTAGGGGTGAACGATGAAGTGTTGGTCTTGGTGAGGACGTCACCAGTAAACACAAATTCTTTCCAATCAGTCCTAATTCCTTGTTGATTTCCACCGCCTCTTGCAAACCATCTATTAGTTAGATAAGAGCCATAGATTTGATTAGAACGGCTATAATGGGCGTTTGCGAAAATCAATGCTCCATTCTCATTAATGGGATAATTATTTTCAGGTGTTGTGTAACCAGCAATGCTTTTCTGCGTAGCAAACCCCGCTCCATTTATGTCATTTAAATCCTCTGATGTAAGATTTAAATGCTCGGGAACTTCCACCCAATCTTTATTTTTACGACCGTAGACGTTACCGTCAGAGGGGGCTTCGTAAATATGATTTAAAACCTGATACGATTGGGTAGCAACTCCATCCGTGACTGTTATACCTAATTGGAAAGTAGTTTGTGTAATAATTGCAATCATAAGATTAGCATTATTAGCATCCGTATAGGTAGCCATCGCCATTGCCGGAATATATACAATTTTCATTCCTGATTCTTCGGGGATGTTTGCCACAACACATACAGTATCTTTATTGACGATGCTCTGACATATATCCATGAAAGCGTCTTTCCCACCAAAGGCATTAAATATCTCATCGGATGTTGCTTGGTCGCTTATGCTCATCGCAGCAGCAGGAATAACTACCACGTTCCCCGAACCGCCGCCCGTTATCTTCCCTTGATTAACCCAGTCGCCGTTTACCCATGCGTAGTAATCGTAAGGAGCTTCAGTACCTACGGCCATGAACCCGTCAACTGCCGAACCGTCGGGAACGGCGGATTTCAAGGCTTCAAGGGTGGCGTATTCTCCGGCAATACGGAAAGGAGCACCGGGATTACCACGAGGAATGGCAAAGTTTATTTTGTACTTCGGATTGCCGTCACTGTCCACTCCATCCTCTGATATGGTAGCCGTTGCCGTTGACCCGGCTTCAAGCGTGGATATTGTACCTATTGAAAACTGCGGTGTCTTGCCCGTAAAACCGATAGCACCTGACATATCGACAAGGAACTCAAAGTCACCATCAGCCTTGACATACAATTTTGCATTGTCGGGGTCTTCAACATCACCCGTATTCACCAATACAAAATCACCTTCTGTAATATCCGGATTGCTCTTATCAGCTTCCATGTTAGCAACTGAAGCATATACCTTCTTGATAGAGAAAGCATCGCCTTTGGTGTAGATGTCTGTCTTGTCGTATGCTTGGGCGGTCTTGTTCCATTTGTAGACATAGTGGTCTTGTCCGATATAGGTAGGATGTTCCGCGGTGTCGTTGGCATTGGCCGCTGCGGTATCAGCAAGTACCGCCTTTTCATTGGCATTAGATGCAGCGGTATTTGCGTTCTTGGTCGCTACCTCAGAGTTCTTGACCGCATTAACAACATCCTGATAGGCTGTCTGAATATCTTCTAAGCTAACCTTTACACTGGTCTTGATACCATCTATGATTTTGTAACCAATGGTATATAACCCTTTCAAACTCTCGACAAGAGGAAGTTCTGATATTTTTATCTTCTTACTTGGCATAGTTATATTCAATAAAAAAAGCCCTTGAGCACAACATATATGGGTGCGTCAGCTCAAAGGCTTGTATATATTTTTAAGTCCATTATCAAAATGCCGTACATCTTCACACGGTTTATGTAAACACACTGATAATTTTCTATTCAACATACCCATTTCTCTGTTTTTCACAAAATTAGTCCAGAAGAAACAGATTTACTTGTTTTTGCTTCATGGATAACAAACCTTTTGCCAATTGTTTGTTATTTACATTTTCTCCTATTAGATACTTCATAGTATTCTACCAACCGGATGAGAACCTATTGCCTGTCCATATATTATTTACTTTGTCATATATGAAAATAGCCAACCAGCCTGCTGTTATATGTACACTTCTTGTTCCTGATGTAGGGTAACCTAAGGGGCTAATTCTGCCATATACATGAACATCTCCATTTGAATGGTTTCTTATGAAATATATTTGCCCGTCCTCGGCATTGGTCGGAAGAGTTAATGTGACTCCTTGTGATATAGCTATTATAATGCTGTCCATAAGAGATAATGTTTGACTGCTGTTAATTCTTCTTGTTCTTAATCTGAATCCACAAATATCTCCTTTGGGTACAAACAGCACATGATTGCCTGTTTCTACATAATCATCATAATTCTTAGCTCCATCTACCGATAAATGAAAACACGTATTTATGCCGGCTGAATAGGAAGACATTCTACGATTTACATTTATTCTTATTGGAGATATAATAGCCCCGCCCGAAGTAGCCGGGACAGTATCGGCGCCGATGAATGTTGATACATATTGATTGGTAAAACGTATCAGTGAAGATGAAAGAAGCATTTTATTATTACCACTTTCAGCCGTCAGGCTTGATGAGATTTTAAATTCTCCTACAGCACCTTCTTTTGCGTTTACTTTACCTGATAAGTCCACATCAGTACCTATCATTTTTCCGTTATGAAGTACCCTAAAGGGCGCTCCCCCTCTATTTGCTTCATTGGCTCCGGCCCATATACGTACATCAGAGCCGGAATTTCCCTCTCCGGACATACCGGCATTGATACCATCATCATTACCGATACCGACCAAACCGGAAATAAGACCGTCCAAAAACCTGATACGCCCTGCTATCTCATTTGCTACCAAATCGAAATAGGTCTTACCATCAGAAGAAACTATCTTATCCGTAGTTACCCGCCCCGGTAGTATCTCTGTGAATCCGTATAACGTGGCAAAGCTTCTCTCCCCGTTATTCTCACTGTTCAGGATACCGACAAGCAGATGATAATAACCGTCTATCTGTTCCAACGCAATAGCTGTTTCGCTTAAGAGGAACATCCCCGACTGGTTATCCTTGCTACACTTGGCATATAGGTAGAATTTCTTTTCCGGGTTGGTGAGTGAGGGTGAATTGTATTCTGCCATATCCCAATACTTATAGTCGCTTGCCGCATGAGTATTGGATAAAGAAGTGATACCAAGTGTCATGTGTTGGATAATACCTGCCGGAGCGTTCAAGACCTTTGTGCTCGAATTGTAGCTAATATCATGGTTAACTACCACCGGATTTGTCTTGGAGTTGACAAATCTGTATTGTAAACTCTCGTCACCCACAAGCATCTGCATGGTAGCAACCGTTATCGGGTTGATTGCTCCGGAAAAGCTAAGTAAACTGTCGGCAAGCATTTCCATTGTCTCTTTTGCGTCACGATAGTAACGTTTGGTGAATTGAAGGGCTTGTTTATGATTCTCTTCAACTTGTACTTCGTTCGTTTCTATCTTATTAAGCTCGCTGGCAACGGATGTACCTACCGGAGTGTTGGACAGTTCTATTTCGGGACTGTACGGATTGTTCACATACCGTTTGATGCCGACTATACGAATGAGTGACCCTTCGGGATGGAACTGATTATCCGTGAAGCTCACGAAACCGCCCAATACGATTTTACCGCCAACAGTCAGCCAGCGTTTCTTTGCCCAAATGCCGTCAAGTGTACCAGTGAAGGTAAACTTCTTATCCTCGTGTTCGTAGAGATACTTAACAGCTTCCCGGAACACATCCCATGATGCACCTGTTCTTGTGGCGTTGTCACTTATATAGGCTTCGGGCAACTGAATGCCGAACACAGCGTATTTATCACCAACTTCCGGCATCCATACACCACCGTCCGGCATAGTGATACCATCTATCTCCTGCGGGACTATCTCGAATTTACGTCCTACATGAGTGTATTTAACCTCGAACTCCTTGCCAGAAAGCATACCGGATTGGAAGATAACGGTCATTTTCTCACCCTCAATAAGGCAATCCTCAAAATTGAGGTTATTCGGGATACCGGCATCGTAAAAGTCATAGAAGTGCTTTTCCGTATTTATCGTAGTCACTTTGCTGACTTCTCCTACACGTGACGGGTAAATCTCCGTACAGTCCAAACTGTCTTCTTTGCTCGTGGTCAGCTCACGATCGGCACGCATAACGCTCGTACCGTATTCGTCTGTCTTGTATGTGCGGGAAGCGGAAGCATTGAAACCCTCTTCACCCTCAAAGCGTGTACCGTCATAACGGATAGTCTGCGATTTGGGCATCAGCAATTCCTTTGCGCCGTATTTGGAATAATCTATGTTTCTATCAGTCGTTTCCACAAGGATGATTTCGGGCGGTATGTCGCCGCTTTCCCGGCCGACACCCGTCTTGAAACCGTGCCCCTTGCCATAGGATAAAGTCAGGGGATTGTCCTTGTTGTACTCGACTTTTTTCAAATGTACAGTCTTTGTATGTACCCCCTCTATTACGGTTTCTGTAATCTGATATTCGATTTCATAGGTTTCTGCCAGTTGGCTCAAAGCGTCCAGACAAACGGTATGGTTGTAGTTTATCAGCTTCTCCGTCCCATCTATGCAATCACCTATTACCCATCCCGAAGAACGTCTGTTCAGATTGTCCACTATCAGCTTTAAGTGCTCTTTCGGCTTGGCGGTATAGGGGAACTTGATACGGTTATCCACCGTATTGCGTATTTTCCAAAGTTCCGTATCGGCTTTGGATGTTTCGAGGACAAGCGTGTAGCTGTAATTCCTTTCACCGTTTTTCTTGAAATTACTGTCTTTCTTGAGCGAATAACGCTTACCGTAGAACTCGCACCATGAGCCTACAGGGACATTGAGATAGCCTGGATGAGAGAAATACAGTGTTAGTGTATCTTCGCCCATTACAGCCTCGTAGGAATAACTGTTGTCATCCGTAAGAAGCTCGATTGTTTCACTTCCGTTATGTAGAGTAATCATATCCTAATCTCCTAAATCAATAAAATATTCTTCATCTTCCGTAGTTATAAATCTGCCATCTTCCGAAGCAAGCAGATATTCTGTATCTCCCAGTCGGAAGCTGGTAAATACAAGGGTTAAGGTAAATGCCCACCATATACCATCAAGAGGGTTAAAACTGTCAGTTTTGCAACTCTTGTAATAACATGGATAGTTTTCACTCCATTCGTCAACGTAAAAGGAACGTTCCGCATCTTCATACTCATATCCTTCACCATCAGTTTTGGCAGACAGCTTTGTGAGGTCATGCAAAAGAGCATCATGGTTTCGCCAAAACGTGTCGAAGTCCGGGGCGCGCATTAGACACTTTATGCTTACATCTTTCGTTTGAAACTTCACGTATTCGCCATCATATACAGCACCGTCCTGAAACTTGAAGTTCTGCAAAAGGTTTTTCTTCACAGCCGGAGTTTTGAGTATCTCCTCATTTGTACCTTGTAGAACGAGGATACCGTAAGCGGATAAGTCCACACCATCCAATTCATAGCCTTTCGGCAATAGAATACTGTTTATCGGTTCCTGATATACATAATCATCCGAGCGCGGGAAATCATTGGCAAAAGTGAACTTGGAGCGTTCGGTGTTATTATATATCTCAAAGCTATTCTGAGAAGAAAGCCTTAATTTAAACGTACGCTTCAAATGTGGGAAATAAAAATCGTGATACCCCATATCTGATAGCATGGAGACAAAATTTGAAAATTGCCATTCCCTGAAGAAGCCAAACTCAAGGATAACATCTTTCGTATCAAGATATATTTCCGAAAGGTCAAACTCTTTTCCGTCCTCTTCCGGCCAATCGTTACTATCCGGCGTTTTTGAAGGCGGGAACGCTACCAGTTCAGCGTAGTTGCCTTGTAATGTAGACATGCCGTACTCAGTATGTACATCTTTGCCATCTATATATAATTGGTTTTTCATCGCTTAAGTGTTATTCCTTTAGTGTTTAATGTATCGATACCACTTTTCATTGCGTACATGTATTCTCTAATTTCTACAAGATTGGATGTATAGTTATCAATGTTAGCCAAATGGTTAAGAATATCTTTGCTTTGACTTTCGATAGCCTTAGCCGTTTTGTCTATATCCGTAGTTGCTGATAAATTAGCAACAGAATAATTCAAAAGTCCGTCAATCCCTGTTGCCATACGGGAAACATTTTCATTAATGGAGTATGTATGTCCCTGCATGACAGCCAGCCGACCGTTGTTTTCGTCTACTGAATCTTGCGAGGCTGTGGCGATGCCCTTTTGTGAAGCTGTACGGGTATCATCTTCCGGCTGCGCCAAATCAATCCCAGCTTCTTTAAAATACCCGTTAACTTTACTTAGTATGCTTTCGAGTATTGGAATGTTCCTCTCGTAATTATCGACCAATGAACCAGTACGTTCGGCTACCTGCCTCATCAATTCCTCTTCGCTTAGCTGCCCACCGGCATACTTTTCATAAAGTTCTGCAATGTCATCATCAAAACTTCCAACAACCTTATCAAGGACGATAGTACGCATCATATCAGAAACAATATCCCTGAATGTGTCAGAAGCATAATCTTTAAAACTATCTAAAGCATCCTTCCCGTTATCCAGCCAATCCCACAAGCTGTCTACCATATTTCCCACCAGCGGCTCGTACAAAGAGCCTACATATTCGTGCAATTGTTTTGTGTATTCATCGTATTGTTTGCGAAGCTCTATCAGGGCTTCAAGGGTTTCTTTTGTCTGGCCGACAAGTTTGTTGCCGTAGTTATCGATAAGATATTGCGCCAGTTTTTTGTTAATCAATCCTTCATCATCAAACAACTCACCTAACCCTTGATTCCTTGCCCACGTAACAAGGTCTTCTGTTTTCTGCGATTTCCCACCTATACCTGTGCCTAAAAAGCCCTTACTTGCTTTCCGGGTTTCAATACGCAGGTTATTTACGGCAGCCGTCATGCCTTTGTCATAGTCACCCTGTCCCCAAATATTCTTCCATTTATCCCCCAATATTGCCAAAGGAGATAAACTACCCATTACCCAGTTAACCGCTCCTGTAAGCCATCCACCTCCACTCTTATTTTGATATACCGCTTGTGATTCAGTCGCTTTATCAACATAAGCCTTAGCAATTTCATCATGTAATGCTTTATAGTCCCGAAGATTTTTCAGATTATCTTTCGAAAACCAATTCTCTTCTGCTTGCTGCGCTTCCAATGTGGCAATACGACATTCATTGACAGCATCGGTAAGGGCATTAATCTCTTTAACTTTTTCTGCATAAACTTCATATTGCTTGAAAGCCTTATTACTCCCAAGGTCGCTAATTTTTTGGAGCAATTGAATCGCTGATGATATTATAGTGAGTATTACAGAGGCTTTTTCTATTGTAGATATTGATTTAGATGCAGCCTCAGAAACACTTTTCATTGCAGTTGATGAATTATCAACCAATGTCATAATTCCATCCACCATTTGCAATGTAGAAGATGCGATTTTCCCTGCTGTCGAAAGAATTTCTCCTGCAACTCCACCGACAGCATCCCCCAAGTCTTCAAACCCATGTTCTACTTTCTGTAATGTTTTATACAGGTCTTGCCATTCTTTAATACTTCGCTTATTCGGAGATGCTGTATTCTCATTGTTAGATTTACCTATCTGCTCGTTTAATGTATTAATCTTTGCGCGAAGCTCTGCCAGTTTTGGGCTGTTTGGAGAAATAAACTCCATCCGTTCCAATTCCTTTTCTGCATCGGTGAGTAGCCGTTGGAGCACTCTCAAACTCATAGTTGCAATACTATCAGCCCACGACTGGAACGCATCTTCACGCATGGCGAACTCTTTGTCTATAGATTTCAGCGTTTCATCACGTTGATATACTAACTCATCCTTTTGCGCACGAGTAGCACCGGACTCTTCTAACTTCTCTAAATCCTTTTGATATTGTTTTTCTGCGTTCAAACGCTTAGTAGCATAATCTTGATATTTAGAGAGGATTTCATTATAATATCCGGCTATTTCATTGGCTTGTTTTTGAATAACGGCTTTATTTATGATGCCAAATATAGATGTATCAACCGACACGGAGAAAGCATCAAATGTCCGTTTCTTGTAACTTTTATCTTTTGATGCTTTAGCATTTTCCTCCGCCTCAAATATTTGCCTTTGAATATCTACAACCTTACTAATGTACTCTTGCTTGTATTTATCAACAGCTTGTAGTTCTTTTTTATTGTTTAGTTTGCGCTGCGCTTGCTCTTTCTCGTAACCATCCTGCATTGCATCTATGCGGGCTTGCTCCACTTGATTCTCAAGTTCTATTTCCATTTTAATGCGTTCTACCCTCTCTTTATCACGCAAATTTTTAACTCGTTGTAAACGGTCTGCATAAGCATTTGCATCGTTTCCGCTTTTAGTCCCTATTCCATCTATTTTATTTATCAGCGCATCTATGTCTATATTTTTAGACATTCCCTCTAATATTTTATCATAACTATTAACCTCCCCAATAAGAGACTTCCACGCATCCAACTCTTTTTGCGCTTGTTCTTTAGCGTCATTTAAATCAGATGTTCGTTTTGACAGAAATACTTTTTCCTGAAGACTGCCTTCTGTCATCCCCCTTTCTCTGGCTTTTAATCTTGCATTTTCCAAAGCCAAAGATGCCTCATCTACCTTTTGTTGGGCTTGTAGATATGTATTATATTGCACCCGTCTTTTCATTAACGCTTCTTCGCGCTTATTGGCTACATCTTCCATTCTATTAAGCTGTGCTCTTGCGATAGCATTAGCAGTAAGTTCGCCTCTTAACTGGGCGTATATATCTTTTGCTTTGCCTGCTAAAATTGCCTCATTAGATAAATTCCCAAAATAAGAAGGATACATTTTTTGCAATTCCTCAACTGCTGCGTTACGTTCTTTAAGTGAACGAGTATGGTCTTGGGTTACTTTATACAAAATATCCAATTTAACTCTCTCATTGGCAGAGCTCTTTATAGCTTCCCTACGTGCTAAAGCCATTTCTTGCTCCGCAGACAATAAGTCAAGCGTAGCCTTTTTAGTGCTAATTAATCCACCAATATAATTGAATATCTCTTTCCCATAAGCAGTGAGCAAAGTTATACCTACAACCAAAGCGGTATTCCATGAAACCACACCTGAAATTATCTGTTTCCAAACGGGGGCTACCTTTTGAACGTCCGTATTACCCTTCTTTAGCTCTTCGATATATGCGGCATATTCTTTTCTTGCCTTTTGAACTTCATCAAAGAAAATCGGAAGGTTATTACTGATTGCCAAAAAGAACATATTGATGCCCATCGTTGCGGCGGGAAGCTCTCTTGCTATCTGTTGGATTGACATGCCAAGTCCATTAAATGCAGAAGAATAGTTGCCAACATTTCTTTGAAAACGACCGGATGCTTGTTCAGCTTCGTTTAATTCAGCTTGAACAATCCTAATTTGAGCAAGAAGTTCTTTGCCTGAGCTACCAGAACGCTTAATTCTTCCCATATTATCATAAAGATTAAGCATAAGGGATAATTGTTTGCGCAATTGGGTTATACTCCCTTCTTCGGAATTATTCTGTATGATTTGTTCTTTCTGGGCTTTTATATTCGCTCGAACAGCTTCTTCTTCCCTCTTTCGTATGGCTACTTGTTGCTCGACTTGACGCAATATATTATATCCTTTATCACCCACCTTTTCTGTATCATTGAGAGCTGCAAAATCTGCTTTCAATTTCTTTATTTCGGTATCAGCCTCTTTCACAGCCTGGGTGTTTGCGACAATCCATTTATTTGTAGATTGTAAAGCCTGAGTTTCTTCATGCACTACCTTAACGGTATTGTCAGATTTTAAAATTTCCTCATAGGCCTTTTTCATCAATGCGTACTTCTTCATGTACTTGTCAAGCTCTTTCGTAGCCTTATTCAATTGCTTTTCGAGGCTTTTCATAGCATTTCCATTATTTGGTTTACCCGCCAAAGCCATCATATCAGCCTTAAGACCCTTTATTTCGGTACGTAACTTAACAATTTTATCCAGTTCAATATCTGCGCTAAATTTTAATCCAGCCATAATCAATTATTTTTTATAAACACCTTACTTAATTCTTCTGATAATTTAATTCGTGCGCTATCGTCAACATCAAAACCTTTTGCACTTACAAAGCTCGCATAATACATTCCATCGGCAAATACTACACCATTTTGGGGGTGGCTGCCGTAAATCAACATGTTTTCTGTCTGCTCTTTAGCTTCGCCATGTGCTCCGTCGGCCGGTACATACATATCGACGACTTTTCCATTCCGAAAGACGACAGCTCCTGGAGCATTCCGCAAATTCCAAGTATGATTTTGATATGTTTTTTTATTACTTATGTTAGCAGTCTTTTGAGTATCAACAGCGCTATGAGCAGCATTAATCATGGCAGTAGAGACTTCGTTCTCTATTTCTTCTATAAATTCATCTAAGCCGGAAGTATCTACTTTTATATTCATATCCTATATTTTCTTGTAAAGGTATCGCCATACGCAATTTCTGCCTAAAAAATCAAGGACGCAGAACAAACAATTAGGGAAAGGTTTGTTATTTATAGAAAAAGCAACCCCTAAATATATAGAGACCGCTTTTAATGTTTCTCTTGCCAACCCATTCTTCATATTTGGGGGCTTTTTATGTTTTATAACAACGCAGAAGATTGCAATAAAAGAAAAATAATATAATGTTTGATTAAAATTAAACATTTAACTTTGCCGCACATTAATCAACTAAAACGCATGCTTTATGAAAAAGATTTTGATTTTATTATGTTCTGTTTTCTTGTTTTCATCATGTATGAGCATATTTTCAAGCTCTAAACAATCTATCACTTTTATGGGAGAGAACGGCACAAGACTGTATGACGGGGCTAATAATGTGAAATTAGCAGAAATAAAAGAGGGTGGCTCTACTACAGTAAAAATTAAGAAGAAACTATCAGATAAAACGATTATTGCAAAGAAAGAAGGTTTTAAGGATACACCTTTCGTTATAGAATCTTCGTTTAATGCTAAATCTTTGTGGAATATATTATTTTGGCCGGGCTTTTTGATTGACCTCGGAACGGGGAAGATTAATAAATACGACCCTGTTATTTATAATATAGAAATGGATAATAAAGAGTAATTAATTGCAATATTTGAAATAAGCATTTTGCCCCGTTCGTGAGTTCGGGGCTTTTTTATGCCTAAATGTTGCTTGTCAACAAGAAAAAATAAGCCACAATCTTGTAAGTACAAAAATAAGTACCTATATTTGTACTAAACAATAAAAACAAGTAGATTATGAGAACTGCTAACTATTCAGAGCTAAGGAATAACCTTAAGCACTATCTTGATGGCGTGATAAATGACAGTGAACCGTTGCTGGTACATCGTTCAGGTAGCGAAAGCGTGGTTGTAATATCGCTGGACGAATACAACTCCATTAAGGAGACCGAGTATATAATGAAATCCCCCGCAATGATGGATATTATACGCAAGGGGAAAGAAGAAATCGAGAAGGGAAAAGGGAAGCCTGTAAAAATTGAAGAATTATGGAAATAGTCTTTCTTGAACAGGCTGAAAAAGACCGGGAATATTGGAAAAAGTCGGGAAATAAGGCTATTATGAATAGAATAACAGCCTTGCTTGAAGACATTATAGCTCATCCATATACAGGAATAGGCAAGCCTGAGCCTTTAAAATATGAACTGGCAGGATGCTGGTCTCGAAGAATAAATTCCGAGCATCGCATCATCTATTCAGTCAATGATGAGATAATCACAGTATACGTACTCTCTATGAGGTATCACTATGGTAAAAAATAAAGCCCCAATCTTTCAATGGGGCTTTGTTCATTTTTCCACGAACTCCTTTAATCTGTACAGCCTATCAATTGCCGGATTATAAAATACATCCGGATAGTGTTGCTTGATGTCGTTGATATTTGCTCGAATATACAGAGATGTATCGTATATATGTTCGGATTCCGATAATATTACTTCCTTTGGCAATTGTGCGGTTTCTGCCCAATTCATGATTGCCTTAACACTATCTTCGTCATACGCGTATTTACTTTCTTGTGCCATACTAAGATTATTTTAGGGCAAAGATAACCATTTCTTTTTAATCACTAATCAAACCTTTCTGTGTGATTACCCTATTTAAGAATTTTACGCTGCCTATTCTTAAAGAATTCTTCTTCAGACACCTCTTGCAGAACCTCACCGAACACTGTATGAAGTTTATCCTTTTGCATGATTATTAGATTTCGATATGGTATTTCATAGACCACTTCTTTGTAAGACAAATGCAGATTTTCCATGAATGTTGCAATTTGTCCGAGAAGACAGGAATTTCCTGCTACTTCTGTTTTGCTGTCAGGTTTCGCACATTCTTCGCTAAAACTGACAGCTTGTAAAAATTTTCAGCAGATATTAAAGATAAGGCAACTTCCAAACCTTGTACAATTTCATCAAACGTACCCTTTCTTAGTTCTTCAAAAAGGCTATCGTCACCTTTCACAAACCAAGATAACGCATGTGCCGCATTATCCATGTCTTTCAATGACGAAAGTACGTCATGAAACGTATTACATTCAGGAAACTCCGCTAAATAACATCCCGCACCGGCAATCTTATGGATAGTGGGTGGTGATATGACATACGACTTATTATTAATGACAATTGTTTTAAAGTCAGCACCGATAATAGAACTGTTTACTATTTTTGCAGCATTCATATAGGAATAATTAAATAGGGATGCAATCGTTTTTACACCCCTATATTCAACTTTTTTACATCTTAGATAGTCTTACTTTTGGAAGAAAGAGTTTCTCCTGAATAGGAAGCCATAGATGCCTCAGAAGCGGAATCAACCGCATCTCCATCAAACCAATACTCATCAGCTACACCTTCCGCTTCGTTATCCATTGCCACAGCAGAAACGCCCAAACCGATATTTTTCTCTACCATGTTCGATTTTCCTACAATACCAGCGTTGGTAAAAACAACATAATTACCTGTTTTCACACGTCCTACTACAGCCTTATAAACAAGTTCCGGTGTTTCAGGAGCTTCCCAACCAACCTCTTTTTCGGATTCTTTTATAACCTTGCCACCCTGAAGTTCAACTTTATCCTTAAAAGAATAGGCGCCCATCGTGAAAGCAATAGTTTTTGCTCCTTCGTCTGTCATATCACGATAATAAGGCTTTCCTGTAAGTTCATTGATGTAATCAGTAATAGTCGGGTCATCTTGAGTATACCCCCACGTGTCTTGGTGGGAATTTTTCACTTCGGTAGCAGTAGCCAACCATGTCTTCAGTTTTGCGGCGGTCAATGCTTCGGTAATTACCGGCCCGTACCAAATCTGTTTAATTCCAATAAATGGTTTCATATTTTTTCAATTTATGTTTAACACTTCAAATAATAATTTCACATTAACAAAATGACAATTTAAATCTGTATCTTCCTCTATCCCATGACTTTCAACAGAATACTGATACCATGAACCCTTGTAATATCCTACGGAATCCAAAGCCTCAACAGCCAAACGTTCAAGTTCGTTAAGCCTTTTTAGATTGGCATTCTGCTTATAATCCGGAACACAGAAATTAACTTCAATAAATCCTCTGTTCCAATAGGTATCAGATGTTTGGCGCTTAGAAAGAACAACAACACGCTCCGTATCTACTTTCTTTTTAGGGAAAGACCAGCTACGATATAAAGGCAGACCAAAAGCTTTGCAATCATTATATACTATGATACCGGCATCTGATGATGTAATCATATCCAAACCTCCGAATAATTAAAATAATTACAGCTCTTAGGGTTGCGTGCGATACCTTCCGCTTTCACTGTCTCTCCAAACAAGCAGCGAATATTGCTACCTTCTTTTAAGCCACGACCTTCATAGACTATATGATAATGCGACATATACATATCTCCATTGTCTGACTTTAGTTCTTGGGTGTTATCATCGTCGCACCGGCAAACACCTATAGTTTCCCACGTATTATTTTCCGGCTTTACAATAACTTGTCCGTTAGAGTCATACTTAGGTTCTTCTTCTGCTAATACTTGTAATATGTGAGGAGAAAAATACATTACCATATATCAGATACATCTTTAATCACACTCAGACCGACAATTACAGCAGTTTCCTCATTCAAGTCTATGCCATATTTCTTCAACAGAAGTTTAATATGCGTCTTAATTGAATCAACGCTCCAGGATGCAGAAAATCCACTTTCATCAACCGAGGTAGGATGGAGAATGTTTTTCTCAATAAAACCATCAATTAATGTTCCTATCAACTTTTTGTCCTCAGTAGAAGCTTCCTTATCTGCATTAAACCCAAAATCTAATGCAAAATCAGAAGCTCCTACATCGGACATCTCACCGATGTAGGAAAATCTCTGCTTTATGTAGCCTGCAATTGTCATTATGCTTCTACTGTCAATGAATAGATACCGTTAATCTCAGTAATGATAGGTAGTGACAACGACTGCGCCTTTGTGAACTCAACTCCATTGGAATTGTCCGTTTCACCCTTACCCCACTGGGAAATTCGAATTCTTCCATAATTGGAATAGGTTACACCAGGTTCTTGTCTCAATTCATTGTCTGCATAGGCATTTTTGATAACCCCTAACTTTCCAGCTGGGACAAATACCAAGTTCTTGTCATTCCAGGGGGAATACTCACTTAATGTTCCGTTGTTTTGAATCCGGGTGGTACGTCTGATGGATTCAAAGATAGGAAAGCCATTCTGACGCATGAACTCGTTCATATTTGACATCAACAGCGGAGTAGAAGATTTATCTGTACCAAAAACAACCTGTTTCATCTTCTTATTTCTAAGAATATATGACAAGCGTTTGGGAGAGAGAAGAATTTTATCAAATGTCACCTTCTCTTGAGAGGCGTCCAATATCATTTGAATGTCCTCAAAACAGTCCACATTGTTTTGATTATCGTCATTCCAATTCAAAGTTACCGATGCTATATTCTCAGCAGGCATTTTGTGGTCTATAACGCCACGGACGCCACCCTCTGGATTGTTTTTCTCATCAAATGTAAAAACTCCTTTGTTAGACAAGGCGCCCAAGAATATAATATCCAGTTTAGACTGAACAGAATTTACAACTTTTCTGACATTTTTCCACATCAGATTAATGAGTTGTTGCGTTTTCTGCTCATCCGTCAGCATACGAGAATCAAGTATTTGAAGGACTTTTCTGTATTCTTCAATCGGCATAGGATAACTCATCTGATGGGTCAGCACTTTTTGCTTTAATGTTTCCAAGCCGTCCGTTCCCATAATAGGCTCTTTCCCCTTAGAATCTAAAGTCGCAGCAGCCACACTCAAATTGTACTGCCCAATCAATTCTTCAAAGTTCAACCCAATCGTAGGAGTGTCCCAATCTAAATATCTTTCATAGATATTTTGGTCGAAAAGTCTCTTACGTAACTCTGACGCCGTGTCAATACGAACTTGCACTTGTTTTGTAAGCTCGCCAAAAATAGAACTATAAAATAATCCTGCCATAACTTATTGTCTTACATATTTAATACTTGGATTATTCTTCATACACCATCCGCCGAGCAACCATTCATCCGGCATGGGATAAGCAACATCTTTAAGAATAATCACATCATAACCCGCTGAAACGGTCTGAAAACTCATATTGGTTTTATACTCGTAATCCGTCTCTACCACAGCGTTTGGTTCACTACCAGCGACAACTGCAAAAGCATCCTTAGTGGCTCCGGTTAAAGCGGCAGCAAGGGTCAATACGTCGTAATCGGAGTTGGAATTATCAATAGCAGTAATTTCTTGTTTATTCTCTCCGATTGTAAGTTCATCTCCAATTTGCACAAGACTTCCCTTTTCAACTCGAGGAGCAGCAGTTGTCCCACCAGCTATTATCTTCACAGCTTTACAAACCGCACATTCCATTTTCGAGAAATCTAATGCAATAGGGGTTCCTTTGCGAATCAACGTTCCCTCAGGAAAGGTTTGCTTGATTCTAAAATCACCGGGAAGCGTTTTACACTCGCCCCGCCAAAAAACGGGGAAGTTCCCTTTTACTTTTCCTTTTTCAAATACAATAGCCATAACTTTAGTTTTAATTAGCGTCCGGCAAACTTTCCGCCCATTCTTTAGCCAGTTCTTTGCCCTGGTCTTCTGGCGTAGACAAGGAGAATGCCGAACCTTTATCCTCCAAGCCTTTTGCGACCTCATTTTGTCTCACTTTAGAAAGATAGTTTGTAATCGCCGCCTCATCCATATCGTCAGAGATAGCAAAACCTTCTTCTATTCTCTCCTTTGAGATTTTGAGTTCTTTTGCTTTTAAAAGAATCAGATTGTTTCTTGCGGTACGTGCCTGCTCTGCTTTCGCATTTTGATTTTCAGTCATGAGCTCGCTAATTCTTTTTTCCTGCTCTTGTTTGTACCTTGTAAACCACTCTGGCTCCTCGTTAGCAGGTTGCTGTTGGTTGCCCCCACTACCCTTTGCTTTCAAATCTTCCAATTCCTTCTTGTAGGTAGCGCCTTCCGTACGCAGCCTATCAAAGTTACTTTGGTAAGATTTCAGCATTGATTCCTGCCCCTTAATTATAGTTGCAAGATTATCATCGGTTATTAACCCCATAGCATCAAGCGAGGATGCTACCGATTGAAGAATTTCATCAGACAAACCCAGTTTTGAGAAATCCTGTTTAAGCTGATTAAATATTTTTTCTTTCATACTTAATTATTTTAAATTCAGGATAAAAGTAGAGATTAGTAATAGATAGAGGAAATTTATAAAGGCTCCAAAACAAACAATTGGCAAAAGGTTTGTTATTTTATAAAAAAAGGGGATATTATTCCCCTTTTTCTCTATTCATAACTTGACGTTCATCCAATATTCGTTTAATTTCTTCCTGCCGGTTATCGGCAATCGCAAGCATATTAACCGCTTGTTCAAGTGAAATAATACCATCTTGATAAGCCTTTCCCACTGCTGCCCACTTTCCTTGAACATCCTCATTAAACGGCTCAGCAAATTCATGTTCGATACTCAATTTTTCTATCTTTTTTCTAAGATGAATATGGGTTACATTCATCATAATGGCAAGAATAAGATTCTTTTCTCTGTCAACCAATATATCATATATTTCCTTTAAATTATCCCTCTTAATGAATCCCAATATCATAGCCCGTTTCAATGCTTCTCCCGACAAAGTACCCGACCCCTTCATGTTTTCAAAAGAAAAATCAGGAGTAAATGAATCGAAAAGAATTGAAGAATTCAAATCTATCTTTTCACTCTCTTTCATGGAAGAGTATTCAGGTGGGGTCATATAATCAATCAGACTATTTTCCTTATTTGTCAGTTGGATAACCTGACCTACAGTATCAGGGTCAGCCAAAGATTTAATAACATCTGTAGTGGCCTTTATCTTAGGGTCAGCAAAATAGTTATTGGTATCAGCAGCTTTGGAATCAATCATTTCTTCCCGATCGCATCTTCTTTCAGTGCCTGCCCACGCTTTATCTTGGCGATAATAAATTACATTAATTTTGCCTGTAGGATTTTCAACCGGGGTTACATCCCATCCGATATTAGCCCGCTTGCATCGATATATAAAATTTGGAGTTTGTATATCAAAATGTTCTATTGTTCTATCTCCCTCTTTTAAAAAGTAACCATAACCAAAAGCTATCATGTTTTCATATTGGTCAAACAAAGGTCTCAGGGTATAACCTTTTGATTTGGATATAACGAGCACCTTTACGGCGGGCTTTCCACCATCATTATAAATATGATACACTTTAGCACTTTCGGTTTCAGCCCCCGCCAATCTTTTAGCTTGCCGCATGGTAGTATTAAATCTTGTATCTTTTAAAAACTGCATATAAGCACCAAAAGCTTCATCCTTACCCTCTATGTCCAAAGAAGGCTTCCATGATATAGGATTTCCCAACAAAAAGAACAACTCCACCTCATTTATGTACACTTGTCTACGTCGGGGAAGTTTTTCAACTTTATAGGGCTGTCTGTTCTTTCTCGGCTTATCAGGGCGTTTCATTACATCATGGGTTTCCGGATTATATTCCTTTATAGCATCAGATACACATATATCTCGATTTTGCATAACAGATTGTACGCGGGAAATATCTTTATTTTGAATAAGTTTCATCAAATCTCGTTCAACCCCTACAGCGTTTAGGGTCTTGTTACGGATAACATTGAATATTGCTTCTATAAAACTCATATCATCAATTTTAATATAGTCCTAAATCTTCTTTATCATATTGCTTGGGAATCAAAACCTTTCCCATTATCTTACCAATCGTCCAATAACGGGCAGCGTCAACCAGATGGTTATAGGCATCAATAGGCGCATTTATAAACTTACCGTCTTTATTTTGTTCATATACATAATTTTTCAGTTCTTTAATGAGATTGACAGAATGTTTAGTCACACAAAGTTTATATTCCATCATCTTAAACAGGCCGCCCATAACTGAGCCTTTATATTTATCCGCTGGATAAATCACAATACCGGCATTGGATATTTCTTGAATAAGTCTTGGGTCTGCACTATCTGCATATACGAATAAACCTAATGGCTTCAACACATCTATTATTTCACTTGTCAGCATGTGGGTTTGATAACACAATTCATCAAGATACATGCAATTATCTACTATACCACATCTTACCACCGCCGTAGGGTCAGCGCTATACCCAAAGTCCAATCCAGCTCCAACATGTTTAGCGTAAGTAGGAAATTCATCCACAATTTCAAAATCCGGAAACACAAGTCCTTCTGCCATAGCTTGCAATCCCAAGCCGTACACGGCCCATAATACTTTGTTCTTATACTGAAGAGATTCTATCTCGTCTATAATAGTTTGCTCCAAAAAAGGATTATCCTTATAAGTAGAGATGAAATGAAAAGTCCGCGAATCTTTATTCAATTCACATAGCCAATGCTCGTCTGAAAAAGATGGATTATAATCTATAACTGAAAAATCAGTAGTACGCATCACCAGTTGCTGCCATTCGAGGAAGGATATTTCATTGCCTTCATTACAATACAGAATATTACGCTTTCTTCCTCGTATCTTTTGCTCATCGTCGGTTGAGAAAAATTCACAGAACGAACCATTAGGAAACGTGTATACCATATCAGATTTATTCATGCAACGGTTATCCCACATTCGGAATTTATCTTGCATTATCTCCTTAAAATCTCGGAATACAGACCCCTTTAACGATGGCAGCGTCTTGCGCACAACAGAAAGAGAGGTCTTGGGATGCTGAAGTATATATACTAAAAGATATATCAATATATTATACGTCTTAGAACTTCTTGAACTTCCTTGCGCAGATACAACCTTATATCCAGATTTTATCGCACTATCAACAGTAGCATATATTTTAGTAGTTTGTATCAGCATCTACAACATCCCCCCTTTTATCTATTATCTGAATTGTTATAGAATCATTTTTGCCTTCCCCTATAATATCTTTCTGTTCAGATGCATCCCAACCCAACAATTTCGACAACTTCTCTATTGCATCAATCTTATTATATAGTTTTAGTTCATAACCTTTATCTGTACTCTTTACGGAAAGGATGGCTCTTTGAACGCCAATAGGCAAGGCAGATACATCCTTTACCACTATAGTAGTAAACATCTCATTAGACTTGATTTCAAGAGCATCAACGATATTCGCCCTTGCAATATCTGCCAAAATCCCGACTGCTTCATCTTTTGTAATATCTGACCGGCGTTGCATTTCAGAGCGCAACTCACTTATCCTTAGGGCTACCTTAGGGTTATTAGCCAATCTGGATGCTTCTACCCAAACCGTATTATCTGATTTTCCCTTGCATGAATAAGCGCGACGATAGGCGTCAGAAGCATTACCACTTTCGACGTAATAATTACAAAAATTTTCTTGCTTAATTGAAAGGCTCATCCTATTATATTCTTTTTATAATTTTCAAAGATAGGACATAGTATAAAATGTGAGAAGCAAATGCCTCATCAATAACAAACAATCCGAGAAAGGTTCGTTATTTGATTATAAAACGTTTTAATCCATTTGAAACATCATCATTTTCCAATCGTTTCAGCATTTCCTTGTAAATAATTTCAATGTCACTTCTAAAATATTTATATTGTTGATACAAAAAAAAGACATCGGCAATATTGTTTGATATAGTGCAAGGTTTTACTTTTGGGAATACATGTTCAAGAGCTTTCCGAACTCCATTAGGTATACGCCCACCTGCTAATACACTTGGAACGAACAAAAAAAGTACAATAAATAAAAACTCCTTTCTCTGAATTATTTCTTCACGAAGCGGAATATTCATAGTACGCACTATATTTTTAAACAGTTCATATATGTAGGGGATACACTCAAGATTAGTTAATATTGGACTTACTAATTCCGCCTCTCTTTCAGATAGCCTTGACTTTTGCTCACGAATATGTTTTAATTCCGAAATAGAAGAAAATTCCTTTGTTGCATGCATAATAATAAGGCATTAGGTTATCATGAAGTACAACAAAGATAATACACTAATTACGAAAATAGATACAAAATGACAGTTATTACATTAATTATCAGCAATTTAGTTAATATATTAATTAATATTTTGATTAATATATTAATCTAACATTTAATCGCAATTAACACATAACACGCTAATTATTAACAGATTGTACATAACTAATAAATACCTACTCCCTTAAAACAGTCGACTACAATAATATATAAATGATAGAAAGTTAAATATTAATAATAAGAGAAGTACGATTTTATATCAATCTTATATTTGAAAAAATACAAGAGAACAATAAGGATTTTCCATATCCGGGAACCAAGTTGTGCAATTGTTGTGCAACAAGAGTAAAATAAAAACGCTAATCTCTTTGTTATAAGAAGATTAGCGTTTATCCGAGTACTCGAAGCGGAATATTTGTTATTCAACATTATGCAATCGTGTAAATCATAAATACCTATAACACATTTATAATACATAAATACATGTATCATAATGTTGCATTGAGTTTTATCAAGTTGCATATATGTTGTGCAAAAACACTATATTTGCACAACCGATTAATTAAAACCATGACAACAGTAAAGGCATTTATTAGAACAGGCAAAAAGGATAAGGAAGCAAATATAAGGTTCCGAATATCCAGTGGAAGAAAAGTACAGTTATTCCATAAGTCAGAGCTTGTTGTGTTGCCTGCTTTATGGGACGATAAACGGGAGCAATACAAATCAAAGAGCGTTATAAGAACAGATGAACGCGTACGATTAAATACTGCTATCACAGAACGGAAGAATTTATTATTATCCATATATGACAGCAATCCCGGAATCAGCAGCGAAGAACTGGAGAAACTCGTAGATAGGCAAATACACCCAGAGAAATACCAAGTACAAAAAGAAGGGTTCTTTGTCATTATAGAATCTTACCTCCAGAAAAAGAAACTATCAGAAGTAAGAGATAAGAATTTTCGCGTGCTTGTTCGTGCATTACAAAGATATGAACTGTTTATTGCTATATATGAAAAAAAAGAGTTTAATCTGGATATAGACAAAATAAACTCAGACACCCTCGAAGATATAGAAAGTTTTTTAAGAAACGAACATATACTTTATGAGGAATATCCCCAAATATATGAGGCGTTCCCTGCAATAGCACATGCCGCCCGTAAAAATATTAAGCCACAGCCGAGAGGGAATAATACAATATGCGCATTGTTTAACAAACTCCGCGCCTTCTATAATTGGTGCAATCAGCAGGGAATAACGGATAATAGACCATTTGACAAATACAACGGAGTTACCACAGAAAAGTATGGTACTCCGTTCTATCTGACACTAGAAGAACGTAACCATATTGCCGATTTCGATTTATCCAACCGTCCTCACCTTGCCACGCAACGGGATATATTCATTTTTCAATGCCTGATAGGATGCCGGGTATCCGACTTGTTGAAAATGACAGAGGAGAACATCATCAACGGAGCCATAGAGTACATTCCACACAAGACACGTGACGAACGTCCGATTGTCGTGCGTGTACCATTAAATGAGCGTGCAAAAGCCCTTATAAACAAATACAAGGAAGTAGGTGACAAAAGAAAACTATTCCCATTTATTTCGGCTCAGAAATACAATGATGCTATAAAAGAAATATTCAAATGTTGCGATATAACCCGCATGGTTACTGTTCTTAATCCGACCACGGGCAAGGAGGAGAAGCGACCGATAAACGAAGTTGCATCCTCTCACATGGCAAGAAGGACATTCATAGGTAATCTATATAAGAAAGTCAAAGACCCGAACCTTGTCGGTGCGCTCTCCGGGCACGCCGAAGGAAGTAAGGCTTTTGCCCGGTATAGGGAGATAGACGATGAAATAAAGAAAGAAGTTGTGTCTTTGATTGAATAATGTCTAAGCGTTCCTTTATTCATCAAATATGGTTATGTTAATTTCATATCGCGACGTTAAATAAACAATCATGGTGCAAAAATTGTTGTATATTCAAATATATCAGCGTATATTTGCAGCGCTCATCTACAAATAGAAGGAGTTTCGGGGCTCGGTTTATCTTGATATAAATCTGAGCCCTGCGTATTTTATTCAATGTTCGACAAACGTTTCTTCATCTTCTTTTTTAAGTTTTTTTCCGCATATTCTTTATTCAGGTAATAGGCTGTCAATAAGTAATAAGAACTTTTTCTTTGGCATTCAAGAACTATCACGTATTTCTCTTTCTTATCGTAAATATATGTTTTTGTGACATCGCAACGTCTCCTTTGGTCACGCTCTGTTACACTAAAAACTTCTATGTTTTCAGGTACCAATTCTTGAATATGATGATTTATCCAATGCAGCCGTTGAGAACGGTCTTTTTCAAACACTCGTTTTGCTGGGAGTAAATTGCCATTCTCATCTTCTTCCTGTACTTCTTCGCAGGTAAGATGTGTAAATTGTCGCCCCATATCAGCTTCACCGTCCGATTTGATAGGATAGATTTGTTTTTCTCTAAACTTGAAATTAGGATTATCTTCTATATCTCTTTTATAGATTCTCATAAGAGACTCTTTGCGTTGATATTCATTTAGATGTAGGATCTCAAGTAACTCTGGATATTTTTTTAATAAATTGAAGGGCATAGTTATTATTTTAACGAGATAAAGAATAGATTAAATTTTTTCTTAAATAATGGAGTGGTTTTATTTAATGAGATATTTGCGTGTTCTCGTATTTTATCTACAATCTTCCTTTTGGCAATAACCTTACCTTCTACATCACCTTTCTCAATTCGCAGATTATAATTTATGGCTCCCATCAATATATCTGCCAACTGCACAAAACTACTCTCATGAGAGCGTATGAATTGAAAATGCCTAATAGATGTATTCCATTTTAAAATTTCTTGCAGTTTATGTAATTTATTATGGCTACAAGTGTCTTTTATATCGAAAAACACATTGTATTATCCATACTTTCTCCTCTAACTTCAAAAGCCAAATATTTGCCATGAACAGCTTGCGGCACTTCAAAAGACTCCTCTCCCCACTCCATTTTATCCGGTTCAAGAGTATTACACTCATTAATAAATCGTCCATAAGCACAAAAAGGAACTCTCTTTACCACCATTCGATACCCATTAGAAGCTTCATAAAACTTAACTCCATTATGATTAACGGTAAAAGGCTCACTTTCTTCGCTTTCTGAAAATACTGGTGAAACTTCAGATGTATCTTGCCTCACTCCTGTATAAAGCCATGCCTTATCTACGCCGTATTTCTCACAAAGTAAATCAATTGTTTTCCTGCTTGGCTGTTGAATGCCTTTTTTGATGCTGGTTAAAGTGGATTGACTGGAAATAATACCCGCATTTCTCAATTTGTATCCACTCAAATTTAAATACTGTTCGGAAATCACCAAAAGAAATCTTTTTGATAAATCGCTAAGATTTTTTTCTTCACCTTCTTGCATACTTCTTGTTTATGTAGTATATTTGCATCCGTAACACCCGCACGTGCTACGATACAAAATTGGTTAAACATCCCTCACAAGAGGTTTAACATATATGAATATCCGTTTCATGTGCAGATGAAGCGGATATTTTATATATCTCTATGCCGTAGTTATCCGTTTGAGAATACCGCCGGACGGCATAGTAAACCTACTCGGAGGGAGCGCAAATAGTAGGACGCAGACTAAATCCCGATGCGTGCGCAGCTTGCAAGTGAAGCGAAATACGGGAGAACCCGGTTAACCTTGTTAATGACCGGGCTGGGACAAACGGCGTACTTACGCGAGGAAGTTTTAACCTGCATAGCAAAAGGGACAAAATCCCTAAAGGAAAGACTATGCAGAGCCTCCAGCCCCTTGTCGAGTAAGTTTAAATTTAATATATTGATTATATATATTTTATATTCTCTTATTGATAACTAATTCAAAGAACTAAGTTGTTGCGGAACTTTGTTAAATCAGACCATCCAAACCGCAACTTTGGAGCTGGTCGCTTTCTTATTTGTCATGATAACAACATATCTTATTAAAGAATTGCTATCTGTTATTACAGAATCAATAAAAGTTGCTTCGGACGCTCAAAATAAATATTTTGAAGAATGTATAAATGAAAAAACAAAAGAAATTGAAAATTTATATAAGCATATTGATGAAACGCTAATTTGCTAAATAGCTGTGTTCTTATAGACATCAAATGCGGTATCTGAAATAGATGCTAATTCTTTTATTTTTTCTCTTATCGCATTATATTTATTTTTTTTAGAGTTGTCTGCTCTAATATCTCCGGTAAATCTATGAAGGTCTGATATGGCTTTTAATATCATGTTAGCTTTTTCTTTATCTCTCAAATCTATTACTATATCCATCATTATATCTAAAGTTGATAACATGTAATTTATATCTATATTTCTAATTGCCCCTTCATGTAATCCATAAAGGCTATTTAGTTGAGATATTAAAAGAGTTTTTCTATTAGCTTCAATGATTTCAGATGAAGCCTTTAATACCTCTTTTTTGAGAATGTCTTTAAAATGCACCGCTTCATAAATTTGCCAGCCAATCAATGTAGTAACTAAAAGCGACAATACCCCTACAACCACTCCTTGATAGTCAAAACCTAAATCCGGAATATGAGGGCATGAAATACATATTGCAATAACACTTACTATTATTGCAATGCCACTTACCCCAAGTGCTATCCACGCTATCCAATTTCTATTTTCTTTCTTCATATATAAAGGTATAATTTTTCCCTATTGTTAAATAATGTTTTATACCACATATTTTTAGAACTAAATATTAGCAATTCATATTTTATATAGTATATTTGCATCATCAATCAGTTAATTAATTAACCACTGCAAAGTTAATGGTTATGGATAATAAAATCGTAAAAAAAAGGAGAAAAAACATATTTAAAGCGGTGAAAGTCAGAGAAACCCTGCTTTCGATTGGAGTTGGAGAGACGGAGATATTTAAAATTCCCCCAATGAACTATAACAGTACAAAGGTTACTGCCTCAAATCTAAAAAAAGCAGGTAAAGCCTCTTTTAAATTAGAAAAAGAAAAAGTAAAGGCGGGGAAAGAACCCAAATATTTTAAAGTAATCAGAAAAGAATAAGGAGATAAAGCTATGGATATTCGGGAAATAATGAGAAACAGCTCTTCCAGCCAACAGCTTTTTATAGTTAGCGCACAAGACTTGAAGAATGCAATAGATGCATCAATCCAGCAGGCTATACAAGAATTAAAGGAGAGTGTATCGAAAAGTAACAACGACAACCTTGTCCCCCTTAAGGAAGTTGCAGAAACCCTAAACGTATCCCGGTGCACATTGAATCGTTGGAATAAAGACGGGTATCTCATCCCTATCAAAATAGGTAGAAAGGTTTTCTACCGCCAAAACGATATAAATGAAATAAGATAGAATCACTAAATCATCTTAATATGAAAACCTACGATTTAAACAGAGCCTCTCGGCTTGCACTTCGGATAGCCTTAGTTATTGCGGTAATGGCAGGATGTATATACAGCGGCCATGTGGAATACAACGACGATGTGTTATCCGGCATGAGTTCTGATAAGTACGACTTTATCAGTATCCAGATAAATGACAGTTCGCAGTCGGCGGTAGTATCCGAGTATATGAGCAACAAGCAGTACTACGACAGCCTCGACTATTAAAACCGCGTTGTGTGAACAACGCTCCTTCCTCTTAGCTCAGCCAGGCGGAGCATCGCTATGGTTACTTGTTCGAAGGTTTAGTATCCGGTAATTTCCGGTTAGCGAAGGTCGCACGTTCGAGTCGTGCAGAGGGAGCAAAATACATAGTTCTTTGACGTATTGAATGTGAAATAAGGTTTAAGTATCTGATATTTAGACTTATTTCAATATAACCAAGGATTACGGATAGCGGAAACGCGGAGACTTCGTATAGGCTTGGTTATCGTGATTGTCTCTTCGCACCGAAATGTCCTACGGTAGAGAGTATGCGGTTTGGGCACCCGTATCGCAAGAGACAAAGGTCATAAAGACAACATAAGCGTCCGATACAGTCTTAAATCGGTATAAAGTATGCGGTGGTAATGAAAGGCGCCCGTACACGCTTATTATATATACTCCCTTCCCGTCAAATTCGGGCACGCTGAAAAGCCAAACACGTATTGTTGCGTTGAGGGGAGCCAATATTTATTAATCTTTAAATATATAGAATTATGATTGGGAAAAAAGTAATTATTAGAGCAGACAGAGCGGGCGTATTTTACGGAGTATTGAAAGAAAAAAATGGTAGTGAGGTTACATTGACAGACTGCCGAAGATTGTGGTGTTGGTATGGGGCTGCATCTATCAGCCAATTAGCTGTTGAGGGAACGAAAAGACCTAATGATTGTAAATTTACATTAGTTGTACCGATAATCTCTATTTTTGGGGTTATAGAAATAATTCCTTGTACAGATGAAGCGATAAAATCCATTGAGGAGGTAGCCGTATGGAAGAGCAGATAAGAAAGTTTCTTAGTATATACTCTGGCTCTGGCTCTGGCTATGGCTCTGGCTCTGGCTATGGCGATGGCTCTGGCGATGGCGATGGCGATGGCTATGGCTCTGGCGATGGCGATGGCGATGGCTATGGCTCTGGCTCTGGCGATGGCTCTGGCTATGGCTCTGGCGATGGCTCTGGCTATGGCGATGGCTATGGCTCTGGCTATGGCTATGGCTCTGGCTATGGAATTAAAACATTCAATGGCGACAAAGCATATATCATTGATGATATTCCTACAATTATCAAGCATGTTCATGACAATGTAGCTAAAGGATATATACTGAACGATGACTTTACATTGACCGAGACATTTGTTGCAAAAAGGAATGGGAAATTCGCTCATGGAGAAACATTGCACGAGGCCTTTGCGTCGCTTCAAGAAAAATTGTATGACGATTCAACTGAGGAGGAAAGGTTGGAAGCTTTTAAAAAGCATTTTCAGGACTTTACTAAAAAGGTATCGGCTAAAGAATTGTTCCATTGGCATCATGTGCTGACCGGTTCGTGCAAGCAAGGAAGGCTGTCATTCTGTGCCAATAAGGGAATAGACATTGACAATGATACTTATACCGTACATGAGTTTATAGAATTAACTCAATATTCTTATGGCGGTGATATAATCAGAAAATTGAAGTAATATGTAATTATCCCGTGGCTCTCAATAGATGTTTGAGAGTGGTAAGGCTTAACATCGGAACGCTCACGGGAACGAATTAAATTATAACGACAATGGAGAATATATTATCTTCCGGAGCGCTACTTGTCATCGTTTTCTTTGGTCTCAGTCTTTTCTATTCGTTCCTTGAGATTTTTGGTTCGATGGGGAAAAAGCCTAAAGATACCGATAACCGAAGCGCCGAGTGCAAGGATTCCATAGAAATAGATGTACACATCGGAAAAAACGTATATCACATATCTATACCCAAGACTATAATTGTCAGGAAAGACAATTAGCCAAAAGGAAGCGGCAAGGGTGCAGATAAGCAAAGGTAAATGTCCTCTTCTGTACCGCTCCCTTCCCGCTCTATATACAATAACGGTAAAAAGGTACGATATATACACGCAAAAGATAGATGCAGTGGCCGAGAAAACAACCTGCTCATAAAACTCCAAGTTGGCAAACTCAGGTATGTACAGATACAAGACAGTAAATAAGGCGGGGAACGATACCGCAAAAGCGGTAAACAAAGACTTATGCTCCATATTGTAGCATTTGATTAATTCTGATAAATCCATATTTCTTAATTTTTAGTTTGGCGACACAAAATTAAGAAAATCCCCTGATAATAACGTGATGTTGCCAATCGAATTGGTTCAGGGGAACAAAGCCTGTAAGGGTGAATAATTCATGATAGCTTTTTAATGTAAACAGTCCCGTCCACGTGCTGGTCGGGAAACACTGCGACGTGGCGGAATGGTAGACGTAGCACTCTATGATAGGAATGTCAAACCTTAGATGTGTGGAGCTTGACAACTCGTCCCGGTTCGAGTCCGGGTGTCGCAACATATTCATCACAGATGAAGTGTTTGTTTAGTCGTAGCCGGGCGGTCTGTGAAGATAGTCCGGTTTTTCGTGAAACCAATTAATAACAATTATATGAAAACATTTGAAGAATTAAAAGAAGAACTCTTGACCCGCGCCAAAAATGCTGGCGCATGCCAATCCGGCTACGCAATGGGTCTAAGAAGCAATACGAAAGCCGACCTGCTAAAAGCCATTACTGAAAATTGGTTTTGGGTTTTGAGGGATGCAAAAATTATCGATGCTGAATATTTGGAGGATAACTTCACAGAAGAAGAATTATCTCAAGCTGGTATTTATACCAAGAATACTCATGAGGTTAGAACCTCTTCATTTGCCTGCGGCAGTGCAACGGTGGAAGCCTGCGGCAGTGCAACGGTGGAAGCCTACGACAGTGCAACGGTGAAAGCCTACGACAGTGCAACGGTGAAAGCCTACG